ATACTGGTACTTGTGAGGCCGCCGTTACTTTGATCCTGCAATAAATTTAAGGTCTTATGGTTTACAATCGCAAAGCAATTAGCCCATGGTCTGTCGAAAGGGAGGCGGGCATTGAGTCCGCAACCGTTGATTCGAATATAGAAGTGCCCCAATATTTACAACCCGTAGTTGACACGGGTTTCATCGATGAAAAGGGTTTCTGGAGAGGTAATGTATCGAGCGATAAGGACTTTATCGCTTTTGGTGAGTTTCCCGCAATAGCTAACGGTGGCACGATCTTAGCGCCTTCAGTTAATGCAGATGGTACATGGCCTTTAGATATGACAGGTTTTAGAGATGTATTCATAGGTCTAAAACCAACCAATGCCGGTAACTGCGCAATAACGGCCGTTATGGGACCTGATAGTAATTCATTCGCTAATCTAAGTCCAGTAGATGCCGCCGCAACCCTAAAAGGTAACTTTCCACAATCGTCCCCTAATGACTTCACTAATTTATTCATCGATAGCGGCGAACCAATGATAGCGGATGTTTGGAATATATTCTCTTTAGTTACGATTTTAGCTAATCAAAAGCTATTACAATTTAAGATTGTTAATAATAGTGGTGACATATCTACAATCGAAACAGCATTTATGAGAATCGTATAATGCCCACAAAGAGAGAGCGTGAATATTACCGCATGGGCTTCAAAGACGGTGTTGAATCCGAAAGATACAGGGTTAGGGATCCAGGTGGTCAAACTAGATATGAAGAACCTATCCTAGTGCCTGATTATGAAGGTCCTAGAGTAGGAGGTCCACAAGGCCCACCAATACAATATCGTAAATCTAAGCGTAAACTTTCCGCGTGGAATAAGTTTGTAAAAGCTAACAGTAAGAAACCGCGCTTTGTGTTACGATCCGGAAAGCTGAACCTAAAGAAGATGGGCGTAGCATTCAGGAAAACCCCACTAGGCAAAAAGAAAAAGAGGCGATAATGAAGATCCTAGAAGTAGGCGCAACTGTCGGCCTTGGCTATTTAGTTTATAAAGGATTGATGACCGAACTCGCTAAGGCACCCGATAAGAAGGGTATAACGGTGTCAAAGGGTCTGTTAGGATTCAAGGGCGTAACACAAGAAGAATTAGAGGTTGCTATCTTTGGAAATGGGCTTACAGCAAGGGATCCTGATTGGACTGGAATGTTTAAGGGTGACTTAGGACCGTCTGGGCCTGTATTAGGGAAACCCGAGGCTTGGAGTGTAATGTATGGGTCTTTGCTTCCTGAGGGCTTTGAACTAGTGGGGCCATCAATAACAGGAACAACAAGGCCGAAGGGTTTAGATTGATGTTACCAGGTGAAACCGCTAGTAACATTAATACGAGATTCTTTTTAAATGAGACGGGTTAGGACTCTATGAAGTGTTCTAATTGTAAACTGGAAGGCTACAATAAGAATAATTGTCCGCGATGTAAAGAAAAGAATGAAGAAAGGTTTGACAGGTTGCTTGAAGTTCTCCCGCTACAAACTGCTTTTGTATCTTTAGCTTACTTCTCACTCAGCAGAACTATACAGAAGCAGGGGGCAGTAACGGACTTACTCGGTACGGCGGGAGATCTGGCAGCCCTAAAGCATCCTAACGCAGGGATTGCCCTAGGCGGGATGTTATCGCTTGCATACGAAGGGGCTTCGAAAGATGGTTTTGATTTTTCCGCTATTGATAGTTGGTTGGAAAGGCAGGGATTGACAAAAACAGCTTTCGAGGATTTATTCGGTGGAAAGAGTTTTGTCCAGATTTAGGGGTTACTATAGTATCAAGGACCTGACTTTTTGCCCTTACTATCGACCTGAGAGCTATGTTTTTGGGTGAAATCCTCTAAAAATTCGATAATTTCATTTAACTTCCAATAAGTGAAACTCTTTCTTTGGAAGTCTTCTTTGACTTCTTTGATCCTTTCGGCGATTATCTTATAGACAAAGGCTTGGTGTTCACTAACTTTCATTTCGATATCTACTATTAGCTTATTTTTATCCTTAAGGATCTTCCAGTCACTAAAGGTTTTCCTTTCATGTCTCCTTTTTATATTGGCGAATTGCATCTTTTGGTACTGTTCAGTTTTCTTGGGGCTCTTAGAATAACAATCTTTACACAGACCTGATTTATTCTTTCGGATCTCGATTAGACAGGAATCACAATTAACTTTCGGCATTATTTACACCTACATTTATCAGTCCAACAATAACATTTATTACAGCGGGGATGATTTTGAAACGGTTCATTCATGAGTTCTTAGCCTCCCATTTTATCTCGGCTAATTCATCCTCTTTTTCCTCTTTCATAAATTGGTCTTTACAAATTCCACAACAGATTACACGACCGTCTCCCATCTCTGTTGGCATATTCATCTCATTATACCAAGAATCACAATTTGGACACTGTCGCCACAGTAAAACCACGGAAGGGGCCCCATTTCCGGCCATTCTTCGATGTTTTTCATTACAACAAACCACCCCGTGAGGAACTACTTTGATATTATCATCAAAACACCAAAAGCAATATTCAGATAGGTATGCTGAACGTATCATTTTTTCAATCCATTCTGATAAGTTACCCGATTTTTTTATTATCCATGCTTTCATCCTGATATCAAGATATATCGAAGTTGGGATCCGATAGACAGGTTGGCCGTCCCTATCCACCTTTTGAGGTCTCCCAACAGGGTTTTTTATGTCCCAGTTCTGCTTATTCTCACTCATAGGATAATCAGTAACCGGAACAGGTTAATATAATTGATTGTTTGTTTAATATCTCACTCAAAAGAGTATCCCCCAAACCAAAACCCAACCCTATCAGATAGGTTTGTATATTTTCGATTATAGAAAGTAATATATATACATTTTGGGTTTACAAACTGTCAAAAAACAAAGAAATAATAAGACGGCATATATATATATGGGATATTAAACAAATAATATATATATAATCAGAGCTTGGTTAAGCCTTGGTTTTCATCCTGTTTCGGTTCTTGGTTTGCCTGTATTAGGCCTTGAAGTGACCCTAATCCGGCCTTATTCCCTACATATTCGGCTAGTATCTGGAATAGGTCACCCTTGGCGATGGCTTTCTTCATAGCTACGTTAGGATCAAGGCCTTCGGCCTTCTTTCCAAGTTGACTAATTGAACCCCAGAAACTTTGGAAGTTGGTGGACATCATTTCACCTATCTCTTCTAGGAGGGGTTCGCACACATCTAATATTATTTCCGGATCTTCTTTTAATTTCTTACGCCACACCCGAAAGCTAGCGGCGGCCGTTCTGGGTATTATCACGAACTGATAAATTAGGCCCCAGAATGCGATTGAGAACACCAAAACATAGATTTCATACATATTAAGGTCATTTAGAGCTCTAATATATGCATTTACCCTCTAAGTATCGTCTCCAGTTTCTCTTTAAGTAGCTGTTTTGAGGTCTAAATTTATGGTTAGGAGACGAAGGACAAAGAGATCCTACAAAAAGAGGATTATAATTCCTGTTGTTTCAACGGCCGGTGGTCTGGCGATCTTCGGTGCTATGGGAGGACCCGCCGCCGTTCAAGCGGCAATGGGTGGAAACATAGCCGGAGCGTTGGACGCCGTGACGGGTGCGTTAACATCACAATCAGGAAAGCAAGCTCTAGTCAAAGCGGCGGCCGGTACACTGGTCGTTAAACTTTTGCTAAAGAATATGCCCAGATCAATTGGAAGACTGGGCCCTATATCATTCACAACCGGATAAACAAATATGGCATATTACAGAACCCGTGAGGGACAAGTAACCGCCGCAGATTCGTTCACCGTTTTGGGAGGTTTGTACGGCCAGTCAACGACTTCGGCCGTAATTCTACCCGCTAACGTTTCGAATATTGTGGGCATAATTTGTAGTTTCGCAAGTGATGGCGCAGCCAATAATGCAACCACGTACGCCGTAAAAGTTGAAGGTGACGGTTTAAGTCAGGGATCCGAAATCATAAATTTCGGAAGCCACACAACTGACGGCACACCAGTTTCAACGGGACAGAATAATGACCCGTTCCAAGCTGGCGTAGCTATTCCGTGCGTTGCTAATAATCAAGTGAGTATTTCCGTCGCAATGTCGGGGGATACTGGTACTTGTGAGGCCGCCGTTACTTTGATCCTGCAATAAATTTAAGGTCTTATGGTTTACAATCGCAAAGCAATTAGCCCATGGTCTGTCGAAAGGGAGGCGGGCATTGAGTCCGCAACCGTTGATTCGAATATAGAAG